ACGGGCATCACCAAGGCTGCGGCTGGCTTGGCGGCGGACAGTTTGCAGTCCTCTACCCGCGCGGCGGTGGCGGCTACTGTATCGGCTTCCCAGCAGCGGATTGAGTTGATTGCCCGTATCTTTGCGGAAAGCGGCATGAAGCGGCTGTTCACGGGCTTGCTGAAGTTAGCGGTCCAGAACCAGCGCGCAGAGCGCATGGTGCGGTTGCGTGGGCAGTTTGTGCCGGTTGATCCGCGCAGTTGGGACGCCAATATGGATGTGATTATCAATATCGCGCTTGGCGGCGGGACTGAACAGGAAAAGGTTTCGGTGCTAACCACCATTCTCGCCAAGCAGGAGCAAATCTTGCAGCAGGCGGGGATTGATAATCCGCTGGTCAGCTTGGCACAGTATCGGAACACCTTGGCGCAGATATTGGCGCTTTCTGGATACAAGGACGCCACGCAGTTCTTCAGCGATCCGGCCCAGATGCCGCCAATGCCACCGCAGCAGCCGAAGCCTTCGCCGGAAGAAATGCTGGCCCAGGCGCAGATGGCGGCGATCCAGGCTGATATTCAGAAGAAGGCGGCTGAATTGGAATTGCGCCGTGAGGAAATGGTCCGCAAGGACGACTTGCAGCGCGATCAGATGGAAGCCGATCTGATGGTGAAGATTGCGGAGATGCAGGCCCGTTATGGCGCGCAGATTGATGTGGCGCAGATCAGGGCTTCCATGGAGCGGGATCGTGAGGCGATGCGTCAAATGCAGATGATGCAGCGTCAACAGGTGCCGCAAGTGATGGGGGCCAATATGGCGCCGGGTTCTATGGCGGGTGGTCCTTATGGTTGATTTTGCCTCCCAGATTGCGGCAGGGAACGACGCCCTCCGGCTGATGAATGATCCGACGCTGAAGGCGGCGGTGGAATTGGTCGAGAAGCAGTTGTTTGATGAATGGAAGGTCGCCAAGTTTGAGGCTGACCAGAAGTATATCCACGCAACGATGCGTGGGATGCATGAGTTCTTGCGGGCGCTTCAAGCCGTTATTGATAGCGGAAAAGTGGCCGCAGCCATCGCCGAAAGGCGTTTTTGAGAGAGGATGAAGTTTGATGTCTGAATCGTCCGGCAACCCCGTACAAGGGATCGGCATCCACCAGGCACAAGATGCCATAGCCGATATTCTGGCCACCGATGACGGTGACACCCAGGTCGGTGAGGCGCAGCAGCCCGAAGCGCAAGCGGAGGGCACCGAAACGGAGGCAACAGAGGCGCAGGCTTCCGACGAAACCGTTGAGGAAACCGCTGAAAGTGAAGACGAAGCCCAGGACGAGGAGCAACCTCAAGAAAGGCTTCCCGAGTCGATCAAAGTAAAGGTCGCTGGCGAGGAAGTAGAGGTCACGCTTGACGAATTGGCGCGGGGTTATTCGCGGCAGGCGGACTATAGCCGGAAGACGCAGCAACTGGCGGAAGAACGCAAGGCGTTCCATGCGGAAGCTGAAGCCATCCGGCAAGAGCGGGCGCAGTATGCGACGCTTCTAGGGGCCTTACAGCAGCAGTTGCAGTCCACCGCACAGATCGAGCAGCAGCCTGATTGGGATCGTCTTTATGAAGAAGACCCGATCAACGCTACTCGATTGGAGCGGCAATGGCGAAAGGTTCAGGAAGACCGGGTTACGAAAATGTCAGCGATAAAGGCTGAACAGGATCGTTTGAACCAGACTTTCGAGCAACAGACTGCCGAGCAGATGAAGGCCATTCTGGTTGGACAGGCGGCTCGCCTTCCAGAGGTTATTCCTGAATGGAAGGATGAGAAGGTTGCCACTGAGGGCAAGAAGCAGCTTCGTGATTGGCTGACAAACCAAGGTCTTAATGAAGTTGAGATCAACAGTTTGCACAAGGCCGAACACGTTGCGATCTTGCGTAAAGCCATGCTTTACGATCAAGGCCAGCGCAAGGCGCAGGCGGCGGTTAAGCCTCAACAGGTAATGCGTCCAGTTAAGCCGGGTTCTCAGGCGTCCGCGCCGGGGAATAGAAGCGTTTCAGATGTAACCCGTGCAAAGCAGCGTCTCGCTAAAACCGGGACTGTCAACGATGCTGCTAGTGTTCTAGCGGCGCTTCTCTGAAAGGAATAGGCTATGACTATCGTTACCAACACCTTCACGCGTTATGATGCCAAGGGCATCCGTGAAGACCTGGCGAATGTGATCTACAACATTTCGCCGGAAGAAACCCCGTTCCAGTCTAACACTGCCCGCGTGAACGTGAAGAACACGTTCTTCGAGTGGCAGACGGACAGCCTGGCGGCGGCTTCCACCACCAACGCGGCGCTTGAAGGCGATGACATTTCGTCCTTCGATGCCGTGACGGCCACTTCTCGCCTGGGTAACTACACGCAGATCAGCCGCAAGACGGTTGTTATCTCCGGCACCCTGGAGAGCGTGGACAAGGCTGGTCGCCGTTCCGAACTCGCCTATCAGATGGCGAAGAACGGTGCGGAACTGAAGCGCGATATGGAAGCCACGCTGTTGGCGTCCAAGGCCGCGAACGCTGGTAACAACACCACGGCGCGTCAGACGGCTGGCTTGCCTGCCTTCCTGCGTACCAACACCAACAAGGGCGCTGGCGGTTCTGATCCGACGGTTTCCAACGGTGTGGTGAACGCCACCCGCGTTGACGGCACGCAGCGTACCTTCACGGAAACCATCCTGAAGGACGTTATTGCCCAGGTGTGGACCGAAGGCGGTACGCCGAAGATTCTGATGGTCGGCCCGTTCAACAAGCAGACCGTCAGCGGCTTCGCTGGCATTGCCGAAATCCGCTACAATCAGGCCACTCCGCGTCCGACTGTGATTATCGGCGCGGCTGACGTTTATGTGTCTGACTTCGGCGCGGTGTCTGTGGTTCCCAACCGCTTCCAGCGTGAGCGCGATGCTTTCGTGCTTGACCCGGAATACGCGGCGACGGCGATCCTTCGTCCGATCCAGACCATGGACCTGGCGAAGACCGGTGACGCTGAAAAGCGCATGATGCTTTGCGAATACGGCCTCATGGTTCGCCAGGAAGCCGCGCATGGTATCGCTGCTGACTTGACGACTTCGTAATGGCAACGGGGCTGGCGGGTAACTGCCAGCCCCACCTCAAAGGTGGCTTATGGCTGACAAGATTTTCAACATTGATCCGGTAAGCGGGATTTCTTCTTACTGGCATTATGATGACACCACAGACACGGCGATTATTGAAAAGCGCCAGGATGTGTCTGAAATTATTGACGCCAATAAGGCGCAGTTCAATGAAGATCACGGGCGTTATGGCGAGTGGAACAAGGTGGCGTCCATTCCGCTGGCGGTTTTTTATGATTTGAAAATGAAGGGTATCGTTGATGATCCGGTTGCCATGAAGAAATGGCTAAATGACCCGGACAATCGGTTTTTCCGCACTAGGCCGGGTCGCGTGTAATGCAGGCAACGGTTTCAGTCTGTGTTCCCTGCCGCGATGTGGTGGATAGCGGGTTTGCCTTTGATTTAGCCCGGTGTGTTGCGGCCCATACGGCGGCAACGAGGGACAGGGTTTTGCTGTTCCAGAACCAAGGGACGCTAATCGTCAATCAGCGGCAGGAACTGGCGCAGGCGTCTTTGGATGTAGGCGCCACGCATATCCTGTTTATTGATGCTGATATGCGGTTCCCAAAGGATGCCATCTTCAGGCTGTTGCAGCGGGATGAAGCGATTGTGGCGGTAAATTACAGCACACGCAAACTCCCCCTCCAGCCAGTTGCTTTCCGCGACGATACCACCACCGAGCGGGTTTATACGGAGCAGGACGATACGGGGTTGGAATCTGTGGCGGCTATCGGCATGGGGCTGATGCTGATTAAGGCTGAAGTTTTCCATAAAATGCCGAAACCATGGTTTTTTGTGCCATACCAAAATGGTATATACACAGGGGAAGACATTTTCTTTTGTAGAACGGCAAGGGAATTTGGCTTTGAGGTTTTGTTAGACCATGACCTAAGTAAAGAGGTGCGCCATATTGGCGCATTTGAATTCTCAAATGCCCATGCTTGTGGCGCCAGGGAAGAAAGAAATGAACCTTCTAGCTGACAAAGAAAGGTTTATGGATTCTTGTATGCCAGAACCAAATTCTGGGTGCTGGCTTTGGCTTAAAAGTGCAAACCCCAAGTATGGAGTTTTTGTTTTAACTAATAAAACAGTAGGTAAAAAATACATATCAGCGCATAGATTTTCTTGCGAAGTATTCCATGGGCCATCTCTTGGAAGGAACGCTTTACATAAGTGTGATAACACTTTGTGCGTAAACCCAGAACATTTATATTGGGGGGACCAAAGTAAAAATTACGAAGACTCAGTTAGGCGTAAGAAAAGGGCATTCAAGTTATCTTCATTGCAGATTCAAGAGATAAGGACTTCTGTTGAAAAAGATGGTATTTTAGCTGATAAGTTTGGGGTATCTAGGGGGTTAATTAGGTTAGTCCGAAAGAGTAACTCTTGGAGATGTTCTGATGGCATTCAATAATTACAGCTCGCTTCAGGCATCCATTGCGGATTTTTTGAATCGCAACGACCTGACCGCTGTTATTCCTGATTTCATCACCTTGGCGGAGGCCCAGTTTAACCGGAACATCCGCCACCGCCGCATGGTGGAGCGGGCCACGGCGACACTTGATAGCGAGTACAGCGCCGTTCCGGCTGATTGGCTGGAAAGCATCCGCTACCAGATCAATACGAACCCGATTACGACGATGGAGTTTGTTTCTCCTGATCAGGCGGCGATGTTGAAAGGGGCTAACGGGACCACCGGCAAGCCGATCTATTATACGCAGATTGGCCAGCAGTTTCAGGTTGTCCCGGCGCCGGATAGCGGGTCTGCCTATACTGGCGAGTTGACCTATTACGCCACGATCCCCGCGCTTTCGGTTTCCAATACGACGAATTGGCTTCTGACGGATTCGCCTGATCTGTACCTTTATGGCGCGCTTTTGCAGGCTGCACCCTATTTACAGGACGATCAGCGTATTTCCACCTGGGGCACGCTTTATGAGCGGTGTCTTAACGATCTGAAGGTTTCCGATGAGCGGAGCCGGATGGCAACCAGCGCCCTTCGGATGCGGGCAAGGAGTTTTGGCTAATGACCACGAATGCCTTCACCAATTATCTTGAAAACAAGATAATGGCCTATGTGTTCACCGGCACGGCGTTTTCTTCGCCGTCTGGGAGCCTCTACCTTGGTCTGTTTACGGCGGCGCCTGGCGAGGGCGGTGGCGGCACGGAAGTCTCTGGTAATGGTTACGCTCGCAAGGCGGTGACAATGACCACCAGCGGCAATGCCAGCACCAATAGCAGCGCGGTTGAATTTGACGCGGCAACAGGGTCTTGGGGAACCATTACTTATGTTGCGGTGTTCGATGCGCTGACTTCCGGCAATATGCTGGCTTACGGCGAATTGACCGTTTCTAAGACGATTGCCACGGGCGATGTGTTCCGTGTCCCGGCTGGTGATCTCGATATAACTCTTGAATAGAGGTTGGTGAAATGGCGTTTGTTATTGCTGATCGTGTAAGAGAAACGTCCACCACCACCGGCACGGGTAACTTTACCCTGGCTGGTGCGGTTACGGGCTATCAGACTTTCGATGCGGCCCTGGATACGGGTGACACGACTTACTACACGATTACGGATCAGAGTGGCGCTAATTGGGAAGTGGGTATTGGTACATTCACCAGCCCATCTACATTGGCGCGCACAACCATTCTGTCTTCCAGCAATGGCGGTAGTGTTGTCACTTTCACATCTGGCACTAAGGATGTGTTTATTAGCCTTCCTGCGTCGAAAACAGTTCAATCATTTAGCGCGGGCAGCACTGGTTTAACGCCGTCAACTGCATCTTTTGGGGCCGTTGCTTTG